CCGACGTCGCAGATTTTGCTGAGCGGAACAGAATCGGTGCTGGATCGGGCCTATGCGGTTGAAGCGGTGACGCGGTCGCTGGATGCGCGGACGGGATTTACCCAGAGCGTGCGCGCCTATGCGGTGGCGGCCTGACATGGACCGCTTTTGGAATGCGGTGAAGGCGCGGGCCGGTGGTTTGGACGGGATGGGCGGCGTGGCGCGGTTTGGGCTGGTGTCCAGTTTCGATCCTAGCGCCTATGCGGCAAAAGTGCTGATCCAGCCGGAGAACGTGCTGAGCGGCTGGCTGCCCGTGCTATCCGCCTGGGTGGGTGCCGGCTGGGGATTGGCGGCACCGTTGACGCCGGGAGATCAGGTCCTGGTGATCGCCCAAGAGGGCGATTCCGAGCAGGGCGTCGTCGTCGGGTGCGTGTGGTCCGCGGTGGATAAGCCGATGGGCACGCCGGCGGGTGAGTTGTGGCTGCAGCATCGGACCGGGAGTTTTCTGAAATTGCGCAATGACGGTACGATAGATTTGCTGGCGCCGACCGTGAATGTGACCGGAAATTTGGTTGTTAGCGGTGATATCTCAGATCAAAATGGCGCGCATGGGACGGTTGCAGCGCTACGCAACGCCCATGATACGCATGTGCACGGCGACCCACAGGGCGGTGAGACCGGCCTGCCTTCGGTGACCGTTTGATGGCTGATTTGGCGCTGCAGTTCGGCGGTGATCTATCGCTTGGCGTGACCGGAGATCTCGCGGTGTCCGACGGCTCGACGTTGACCGAGCAGCGGGTGCTGCGGCGGCTTCTGACCAATGCCGGCGACTATATCTGGCAGCTCAGCTATGGGGCCGGGCTCGGGCAGTTCGTCGGTCAGCCTGGCGGGCAGGCGGCGATTGCCGGTGCCGCGCGGTCGCAGATGCTTTTGGAGGCGGCCGTGGCGGCGACGCCGGCGCCGGCGATTACCACCACGGCGGCGAGCGACGGCACCGTGACGCTGACGATCCGTTATGCCGACGCCAGAACCGGGCAGACCAGCCTTCTCTCTTTTTCGGTTTAGGGTTTCATGCAATTATCGTTGCAGAATTTTTCCACCTTGGTGGAGAACATGGCCGCGGCCGTGCAGGGTACCGCGCAGAGCCTGCTGGATCTGACCGTCGGGTCGGTGCTGCGGGCGATTCTGGAGGCCAATGCGTCGCTGGCGCTGTGGCTGCAATGGTTGATCGTGCAGGTGTTGGCGACGACGCGGCTCGCGACGAGTAGCGGCAGCGATTGCGACACGTTCGGCGCGGATTTTGGATTTTACCGGCTGCCGGCGGTGGCGGCGACGGGGGCGGTGACGTTTTCCCGCTTCACGCCGAGCGCGGCGGCCTTCATCCCGGTCGGCACGGATGTTTCTACCGCCGATAACACGCAGAGTTTCACGGTGATTGCGGCGGCGACCAATCCGGCGTTCAACGCCGCGTCCGATGGGTATGATCTCGCGGCCGGTGTTGCCAGCGTGACGGTGGCGGTTGCCGCGAACGTGGCGGGTAGCGCGGGCAATGTGCAGCCCGGCGCGATCGCGGTGTTGAGTTCGGCAGTGGCCGGCGTGGATACGGTCACCAACGCACTGGCCATGACCGGCGGCCTTGACGCGGAGAGCGACGCCGCGTTTCGGACCCGGTTCGGAAATTATCTGGCCAGCCTCTCACAGGCGACGAGCCTCGCGATCGGCGAGGCGATCGCCGGCATTCAGCAGGGTTTGACCTATGCGATTGCCGAGAATGTCGATCAGACCGGGGCGGTGCAGATGGGGCATTTCGTTGTCACCGTGGACGATGGCAGCGGCGACCCGCCGGTTAGTCTTCTGAATACCGTGCAGCAGACGGTGAACGCGATTCGGCCGGTGGGATCGAGCTTCGCGGTGCAGGGGCCGCAGGTGACGCTCGCCAATGTGTCGATGACGCTGACGACGGTGGCCGGTGCGTCGCATCCGGCGGCCGTGGCAGCGGTGGCGACGGCGATCGAAAGCTATATTGCCGGCCTCGGCGTCGGCGCCACACTGAATTACACACGCCTGGCGCAACTGGCCTATGCCGCGTCTGGTGCGGTGACCAACGTGTCAGCGGTGTTGTTGAATGGTGGGACGGCGGATCTTGCGCCGTCGCAATTCGGTGCCGTGATCGCCGGCACGATTACGGTGGACTGAGGCAGTGACCGGCGATACCAATGACATGCTGGGGCGGCTGAAGCTGGTGCTGCCGGCCGGGTGGTTTGCCGATGCGACGCCCGTTTTGGATGCGGTTCTGACCGGTCTGGCGACGGCCTGGAGCGGTCTGTACGGTCTGTTGATGAATGTGGCGGCGCAAGCGCGGATCGCGACCGCGGGCGGCGTGTTTCTGGACATCGCATCGGTTGACTATTTCGGGACGGCGCTGCCGCGCCGCGCCGGTGAATCGGATTCCGCGTTCAGCGCGCGCATTCGCGCGAATCTGCTGATCCCGCGGGCGACCCGTGCGGGGCTGGTGCAGGCGCTGACGGTGCTCACCGGCCGGACGCCGACCGTGTTCGAGCCGCTGAACGCGACGGATACCGGCGGCTACAACACCGGCACGCTCGGCTACAACACCGTTGGCGGCTATGGCTCGATGAATTTGCCGTTTGCCTTTTTCGTGACTGCGTATCGTCCGAATGCGACGCCGGTCAGCCATGCCGGCGGCTACAATGTCGGGCCGGGCGGCTATGATTCGGCGCCGATGTTCTATGCCAACACCAGCAATTTTCCCGGCGCCATCAGCGATGCCGAAATCTATGCCGGTGCGGCCGCCGGGCTGCCGGCGGCGACGACCGCCTGGATGAACATTTCCAATTGAGGATTCGGTTATGGATCGTAACATCGTCTATCCCGGAAGCATACCGCTTGATACCGATATCCTGGGCTTGAACCGCAATGCAATGGTGGGCATCGCGGCGCTGACCAGTGCTGTGTTGGGCAGCGGCGTTGTGGTTGATGGCCTGGCTTGCACGCCGACCGCGCCGGCTTCGCTGACGGTCAATGTGGCGCCGGGCAGCATCACGCAACTCTCCCCGCTCGACGCGAATGCGTTTGGCTCGCTGGCTGCCGACACCGCTGACCAGATCGTCAAGACCGGGATCAACCTGGCGGCGACCAGCTTCACGATGGCAGCACCTTCGGTGGCGGGCGAGTCGGTGAACTATTTGATCGAGGCGGCGTTTGCCGAGACCGATACCGATCCGGTGGTGTTGCCCTATGTGAATTCGGCGAATCCAGCGCAGCCCTATTCTGGGCCGGATAACTCCGGCACCCCGCAGAACACGCAGCGGATTCAGCGGGTGCAACTGCAACTCAAGCCGGGCGCCGCCGCGCTGTCGGGCACGCAGACGACGCCGGCGGTGGATACCGGCTGGGTCGGGCTATACGTCGTTACGGTGAATTACGGGCAGACCGCGATCACTGTCGGTAGCATCGCCGAGGCGACCGGTGCGCCATTCGTCAGATACAAGGTTCCAGCGTTGCGGCCGGGGTTTGGCGCGATGCAGGTGTTTACCAGTTCCGGGACGTTCGTGGTGCCGAATGGCGTTACGGCGGTGCAGGTCAGGGTGCTCGGCGGCGGCGGTGCGGCGGGCTATCACAGCACGTTGCCCGGCGGCGGCGGTGGCGCCGGCGGCGAGGCGTTTGGGATCGTCACCGGCCTGACGGCCGGTCAGAGCATCGCGGTCACGGTAGGCGCGGGTGGCGCCGCGCCGAGTTCACAGGCCAGCGGCAATAACGGCGGCACGTCGAGCTTCGGGGCGTTCATGTCGGCGACCGGCGGGACGGGTGGTCAGGGTGGCACCGCCGCCAATTTTGCGATGGCCGGTGGGACCGGCGGCGCCGGTGTCGGGGGGCAGGTCAACCGCGGCGGGTCGTGTGGTGCGGATTCGATCGCGGTTGCGTCCCGCGGCGGCGATGGCGGCGGTCCGGGTAATGGACGCGCCTCTAGTGGTCCTCAGCCAGGCCTGTCGGCGACGGGTTATGGCGGCGGCGGCGGCGGTGGTGGGACGAGCACGGGCAGCAGCCCCACGGGCTATCCGGGCGGCGCGGGTGCGCCCGGCATCGTCATTGTCTCGTACTGAGGGAGCGGATCATGAGTACGCCCGTCAGTCATCTCTGGTTGCCCTCGAACGCGCGTTACGCGCAGATCGATGGATTCATCCCGACTCCGCGCGGTCCGCAGGTTCCGCCGGCGCTGCCGCTGCAATGGCCGACCAAGGACCCGAACGACACGCTGGATTATGTGTTCGATATCGCGCCGGCGCTGACCGCCAATCCAGGCGATACGATCAGCACGCTGGATGTGGCGATCAGCCCGGATAATCCCGGTGATCTGACGCTTGCCTCCGCGTCCGCGGATGGCGCGCGCGCGGTGCTCTGGCTCACCGGCGGCCAGGCACTTACCACCTACACCGTCACCGTGACGGTCACCACGGCGGGCGGGCGAACATTGGCGCGCAGCATCGCGCTGCCCGTGCTTTCGCTCGCGTCCGTGCCGGCGCCGGCGGATGCGCTGACGACGCCGTTGGGCCAGGCGCTGACCGGGCCGACCGGAACGCCACTGACAACCAGTTGAGGGGTCGCCTAATGCCAACGATCGGACAATTGCCGCAGGCAAGCTCGGTGGCCGACACCGACGAGCTGCCGATTTACCAGAACGGTCAGACGCTTGCGGCAACGCGGGCGCAGGTGCTGGCCGGCGTGCAGACAATGCTGAGTCTGCCGCAAGATACCCTGCTGGGCGGCGTGGGACCTGGGAACGCGGCGCCGGTTCCGATCAGCATCGGCGCCAACCTCGCACTCTCCGGCAGCACGCTGTCCGCCAGCGCCACGCCGTTCGAGATTGCGAAGCTGCCGACCGGCGTTCCGCCGGCGCCCGGCGATATCGTGCCGCTTGGCCAAGGCGGCGCGAATGTCGGCGTATCCTATGCTAATTTTCTCGGCGCAATGGGCGGCGTCGCCGGTTTGCCCGGTGGCGCGCTGACGGCGACCGCGACCGGTGCGACGACCGCGCGCACGCTGGATGCGATCGCCGCGAATGCCGTGGCGATCGAGGATTTCGGGGCGAAGGGCGACGGTGTGACCGACGACAGTGCGGCGCTGCTCGCGGCCATTGCCTCGGGAAACCCGGTCCGCTTCCGGCCGGTGAAATACGCAATCGCCGGCGAGTGCGATATTACGGGTGCGGTCTGCACGTTGCTGGGTGTGCCGGGCGAGACCGTGTTGCTGCGCTCCGCCCAGTCGAAACTGGGGACCGCGGCGACGGCGACGTGGATCAGCCTGGGTGCGGCGACTCTCGCCATCGACGGCATCATTTTCGATGCCAACAGCAGCATCACGGCGAACACCTTTGCGGTGGCGGTGCAGTCCGTCTGCACCAAGTCGACCATCACCAGGTGCGTGTTCCGCAACGCGCAGGGATCGGGTGCGAGTTCTGGTCTGACCATGATCGCGAGCGATCCGACCGTGACGCAGCATGAGATCGATCACTGCGAATTCACCGGGAATGCCGCCCACGGGCTGAACGTGGAGGCGGTCGACGCATTGAGTGTGACCAATTGCCGTGCTCATGATAACACCGGCAACGGCATCCAGCTCGATAGCCAGGATCGAAGCTTTGTCCTGAAGATCCGAGGACCGAAACTGGTCGGCAATACCTGCTGGAACAATAATGTCGGCATTCTGGTGGGCAATTTCAATCAGAACAACACGAGCCCGATTGTCTATGGAAATGCCAACCCAGATGTTCTCGCGGCGCTGATTGCGGCGAACAACTGCTACAGCAATACCGGCTACGGGATTTTCATATCCGGCCGGAATATTCTGGTGACTGGGAATCTCTGCACGAACAATAGTTCGGTCACCGGTAGCGGTGCGGGAATTCTCTGCGACACCAGCTATTGCAAGGTGATCGGCAATATGGTCAGCGGCGCTGCTGCGTTCGGGATAGATTGCGGCGGGGCGATCTTTACCGAAGTCGGCAACAACTACATCGATGGCCCATTCATCGGCCTCAATATCGGCGGTGGACAGAACTGCACCGCGCGCGACAATTTCATCCAGGATTGTTCGAGCGTCGCCATCGCCGTCCAGAATGTCGAGTCGAACGGCAGCGGCAACAATTTCGGCCTGTCTTGCAACAATCTTTCGATTATCGGAAATTGGATCAGCTATAGCGGCAATGTCATCGGCATTCTGATCCGTGACGGTGCGCAGAACGTGCTGGTGGCGGAAAATGTCATTGTCGCCAATCCGGGGGCGAGTGTCACGAATGCGATCACGCCGTTCACCGGCAGCATCACGCTGCGCGGTAATCTGTTGAATTTCACGCCGCGCTGGCCGGTCAACCCGTCGAACGTCGGAGGCGTTTATACGCTGGTGGTGCCGGACATCGTCGACACGGTCAGCATCACGCAGTCGACGGCGCCGGTCGCCAGCATGATGACGGCGCAGGCGCAGATCGCGGTGGGGCAGGTGACGTTCTGCACCGTAACCAATGGCGGCAGCGGCTACACCAGCGCGACGGCGACCTTCAACGGCACCGGAACCGGCGCCGCGGCGACTGTGTGGTGCTACGGTGGCGCCGTGATCGGGTTGCAGATGTCGAGTTTTGGCTCCGGCTATGGCGCCGGGACGACGGTGACGATCAGCGGCAACGGGACCGGCGCGACCGCCACAGCGCAGGTGGGTCTACCGGTGCCGCAGAACCGGCAACTGACGATCGACTGCCAGACGGCGGTGAATTTTGCGGCGGCAGGCAGTACGCC